TTATTGCAAACCGTCTTCTTATCCACGTATCATTTATTCCGATGAGTCCTCCCAGTTTTGATGCAAGCGATTGCATCGTCATTTGTGCGGCATCTCCGCTACTTTGTAAAACTCTTACATTTGCGGCATCCGTCACTGTCGGAAGTTCATTCTCATACACGTCATTTCCGACTGCCGCAGCGGCAGCGAATGTTGAAGTTTCTGACAAAGCCATAACCATTCTTGTGGAAACCATATCCACCATTTCATCTACTGTCACATTCTGTTCGTTACCGTCCGCGTCAATGGCTTTAAAGCCAACTATATTATTCAAGTCCATAATATAAATTTAAAAATTAAAACAAATATTTCACCCATGCAAAATAGTTACTGTTCTCAAGATAATTCGGATCATCCTCATTGGAATATGCCTCCATCTCAAACGATACCGCCTTATACGCCCTGTCGGCATCCTTCAACCGTACCGCCCTGACCAGCCACTCCACACCATACCAGAGATAGAACGCCAGCCCGGCCAGTATCAGCCACCAGACGGAAAGGCCAAAACACAACAACAAGATCCAGATAACTGTACCGGAGGCAACTGCCATCTCAACCCATTGACGGGCGTGGGTACACTCATGGTTTCTCACTTTCTGAGTGATTTTCTCTTCCGGCCGCTTACTTAAGACAAACGGACCGATTGTTATCGTGTGGCAGGAACTGAACGCAAGCAGCACCTTTGCCAGAAGGTTGTTACAATATACCTTTTTCATAGCGTTTCTATTTCAGATTCAAGTTCAGCGATATGGTTATCAATACACGTGCTCACCTCGCCATTGAAGTTCGCTATATCCAGTTCCACGCATCCGGCACTTGACCGGGCGCTGCTGTAGATACGGACATAGCCTCCGTTATTCAACGTTTCCTTAGCCAGCTTCAGTTTCGCCAGTTCGTCATTGATCTGGCTGGCGCGTTCCAAATTCTCAATCTTCATGTTGTTCCTCCTTCTCTTTATATGTCTTCAAATAATGTTCAAACGAGTCGGCAAACGCCCCAGTAAATGTCGGATAAGCATATCGGATAATGTCAATCTCCTGCCCGCTTAAGTCCACATTACCTTCCGCATTATAGATCTTCTCGGAAAGACAATGCGCTCCGATATTATCTGGCACTTTGGTATAAAGGTTATTCGCTAGGCTGTATGCCACATCACAGGCAACCATTTCTTTCTTGTCTATCCCCGTGTACATGGGGAACTGTTTAAAATTTATCTTCATATTTTATATTTTTAATATTATAAATCCACCCAGGTACTTCCTCCATTCGTTGACTTGCGAATCCCGTATCGCCCAACGGAAAAAATATAACTTCCACATCTTACATACAGGGTATCATCCGCTGTTGAAACATCCCCTGTTGATGATACAGTTATACTTCCACTTCTAATTACTGTATTCAAAATGCCTTGATATAAATGTCCGTCTATTGATTGGAATCGTTCGTATTTCATTTCAAACTTGTCGTATTGCAGCAACAAGTTATCAACATTCACAGCCGACATATTAGTGCTGCCGATAAAGTCACTACCAATATTGAATCCACCAATTGTTCCCTTTGTCGCTATGATAGTTCCGGTTATCTCTGCATTCTTACATTTTAAATACCCGGTTACGCCGTTGATAAGAAGAGTTTCACCTTTGTCATTAAAAGATTTGAGAACCTTGTCTTTGAACATGAAGCCGGCTACATTCGCACCATCGGCAAACAGGGTGTCGGTAGCGATATTCACAAACTTCTGCATAGCTTCCCAGTTCGAATCCCCGTTGACAGATGTGGGTGCAGCTGTAACGGAAGCACCGTAATTCTTTACAAGGAAATTATAATAAACTCCCCCTATCAGATATATGACCTTATCCCGGTAATCCGCATTCCAGACATAAGTCTGTCCTGATGCGAATACACCTCTGTCACGGGGAAACGCCCCTGTTGCTCCTATGGCACCATCATTAGCTACACCCACCCCTTTTTCAGCGACAAAATTATTATTCCATGCGTTCGCGTCAGATGCGGATTTATAAGCCCGGACGGCAAACTGGGTGTATCCGGCTGTCGCAGGTACGGATATCTGATTGCTTAGGGTAGCACCTACGTGAGCCAGCCAACTTCCGTTATATTTGCGTGCAGCAAGATAGAACCTGTTCGTATCGCTCACATTACCGCCTACATTCTGTTTCATGGTAACGACAAACGCTGACGGTGACGGTGTGCCCGTACTGGTAAAGTTTATTGTGCTTACCGGGCTGTCAAGCCAGTAAGAAGCGGACGGTTCGACACCGGAAGTCATTTCCTGCCAGTCGGAGTTGACAGCCTTGTCCGATCTCTTCCCAGAAAGTATGTAACCGCCATCCTTCTTCCTTAGATAACGTCCACCTCTCACACGAAGAAGCGGAAGTGGCGGATTGGATGTTTGAACCTTGCTTAAGTAAGATCCTCCGGCAAACGATACTGTACTGTTTTTCGCATACGGAGTGTTAGCGGACTCCCAATGACCTGCGGCTGTGATGCTCTCACCGTCAGCACCATCCTTACCGTCAGAAAGCATGGGAACAGTTTCAATATCCACTATCTGGTCATTCACGTAAAAGATAAACTTCAATGCCTTCGTGAAGTTTCCGCTTGATATGGCTGTATTGTTGTTTATGCTAGTTTCTGCTCCACCATCTATGCTGTATTTCAATGTACCGTCCGTTGTGGTGGATATCACGCCCCCCACTGACTTTTGCCTGTAACATGACACGGAAGAAACACTGTAGTTCCCGTTCTTGTCCTTGCTTACAGAACTGGCGGAAACGATTATACTGTATAGCACGGCATCTGAACCGTCCGCACCTCCACGGACCCCGGCTACAGTGAATGTCAGATCACGGGAATACTGCTGCCCGTTCTTTGTAGCCCTGATTGTGATCTTCACCGTGTTTGTCGCAGCAAGAGTAGCTCCGGCAGATACCGATATTGTCACCACTCCCGTATTCTTGTCTGTCGCACACAGAAGATTTGTGTCAGGTGTACAGGTGATGCTGTCAAGCGTGAGCTTCTCCGTTCCATACCACATACTGACAGTTGTATTCCAAGTTTGTGAGGATACGACCTTCCCATCTGAAGTAAGGGCTGCATTGACCATCTCGTTATCAAAGTCTGCCATGATGGCATTCTCCCCGTCCTTACTCCAGCGATGCACCACAGCCGGATCACTGAACTCAGACCATACGCCATTTTCCTTAAAACGTGTACAACCCCATTCAACCTGATGGTCTGCGTCCGTACCAAGATAATTATTCGTCCAGCCTTCCGGAACATAACCATCTTTCTGCTGACTGTCCGGCTTTTCAGGAGTGTTATCTATGATATTGCCTCTTGTATATATATACTCATAGCCCTTACCGTCTTTCCCGTCCGATATCATAAGCTGCCATCTTCCGTCCTGATAGATGTAGGTGGCGCGGTCAGTTGTGTTACGGTATGAATCACCATTTTTCGGATTGGCAGGAGCCGTGGCAAATTCACCCAGGAAGGTGATGCTCTCGCCTTTCAGCTCACGCCCGTCAAGCAACATATTCCAATCCTCGTTAACCTCCCAGTCGGCAGGTTTCCCGGCAAGATAGTAACCGCCATCCTTCTTTCTTAAGAAATTGCCGCCTTTGATACGCAATATTCTGATGGGAGGATTGGAGGTTTCCACCTTGGATATAAAGACACAGTTGGCAAGAGTGACCATTGTATTGGCTTTGTATGGGGTATTGGCGGATTCCCAATGACCACCACCGACTACAGATAGGCCCGGATCACCTTTTTGCCCTTCCGCCACTTGTTTCAGCCATGCCGGATTATCATCTGACGGTTCTGTTGTTGTTCCATTATCATCAACACACAACCACAAAGCCCCGTTATGTGACACCCGGTCATAGTAGGCGTACTTACCTGAAACCCATTCACCCTTGTCCAAGGGTACACGAACTGTCTGTCCGGTGATCTCATCAACTTGAAAGATAAGCCCGGTCATGATGATGTTCTGAAGAACGGCTGAGTAATTGTCCGCATTAATACCGGCTACAGTCATGCCTTTTTTCTTGCCGAACCACGCAGGCATCTGTGCCGGCTCCGGGTCCCAAGTGTTGGCATTGTCAAAGAATGTAATACAGTTGTTTCCGTTGACGGAATCAATAAGTATATAAGTCTGACGTTCCGGGTCTGTAAAGTTACCTGTTTGTGCCAATACCATCTGCTCGGCAGGTTTCCAGTCAGAATGCCCCGGACGGGGAATGACAGTAAACTTCTTGGCTGTATAATCTGCGGCAGTCACCCGGAATTTCATTTCTTCAAAGCCGTTCAGCTTGCCTTCGCTATTTTTAGTCACAAAATAGGTGGTAAGGATGTCATCAACAAACTGGCTCAATCCGTCCGCATCCGTCAGATCGGGAGTGATGGTGTAGGTTCCATCGCCGTTATCCACGTATGACAATACGGTACAACCACCACCGGGGGAGTTTACCATACGTCCTTTGAAATAGGTTGTACGGTTATAGGCTATTTCAGGTACAAACAAACGCTTACGAAATACACCGCTTTCCATTTCAAGATTACCCTTTTCGTCTATGTATCCACCTAATACGCCGGTAACGAAATCACCGAACTTGGCATATTTCTTAATCAAGACTCCGCCCAGTAAGGATAACAAGTACTTAGTGGAATCCGCCACGTCCTTCCGCAAGAATATCTCTTTCAGTTTCTCCGCACTGTTCTCTATCTCAGTCATTACACGTAATGCGCTCATCACGTCTTCATCGGTGTAGGTAACATCCCTGTCACCCTGCTTCACAATGCGGTCTACCAAATTCCCGGCTATTTTCAGACCTTTGAGAAAATTGATTATGCCTTGCGCATCATCATCGTTCAATGCGGATAAGAACCAGTTCTGTACAGGTGTGTCCTCATCCAGCGTATATGCGGAATTGGCATGCTTGGCATTGGTGACATCACCGCCGCCACCGCCACCCTGTATAATAGTCACAGAGCGGGGAACATACTTCCCATCACGCTCCCTCGGTACTACCTTACTTATGATTCTTATATCTGACTTTATCGCCATTCTCTATCATTGATAATGTTACTGTATTCTGCTCGTAATCCCATACACCACTTAATAACAAGAATTTCTTACTAACCATAGAATTGTCATACAAAACCGTGAAAGGATGAATGAGATCACTGTTTTTTAATACCTGAGTTAACTTGATTTTGGTTACTCGGTATCGGTTAATTATACGCCTGATCAACGCTTCTTCGGGGCGCACAAGCGTACCTTCTATTGCCGAATACAAGTTGTTTGTTAAAAAATTGCCATTTAAAAGAGCTTTGCTGTAAGTCGCCCCGTCTTCATTATAACTACTTATGCCAAATTCTATCTCGTCAAGTTCGGACATAAATTTTTCATTGACTACATTCTCGTATACACGATCCCCGTTCTCACCTTCATCTACAACTCCGTCTTTTTTCTTATAATTCAGATTAGGATTCTTGTATATATATCCATAAAATTTTATACTCCCAGCTCCCGATTCAGGAGTAAATCCTATTTCACTTGTCCTTCTTATCTTTAATGCTAAATCCCCTATAATCGGTGCATTATCCGGCAATTTAATAATATATCCGGACAGACCAGAATACGGCATATCAGGTGACTTGGTATTCTTAACAGTTAATGGAGAGCCTGCGCTTTCGTTTTCATATCTGATCTTAAATTCAGCCTCACTGTCAACCCACGAACTTCCATTCCAATACTTATCTCCTATCCTTAGCACATAAGTAATATCAGCATACCCGGATTTCCCCGAAGGCTTACAGAACGCTAAATTTGCATCGTCCCACGGAACTATAATACTACCGTCAATACTTAATGCTCCATTCATCCACGCAGCTCCCTTAGCACCTTTTATCGCAACCAAATCCTTACTCATTGCCTCCCCCGGCTTTTCCTGAAACTGCTGCCCTTTCACTCTATCTTGAACGGCCAATGTCCATGAATAGTCAGAAATGTCAGGGATAAAATCCGATCTTTCCCACTTTCCCCCATATTCACTAATTTTTAGCAATGCGCTTCCGAAAGAATTATTCATTGCATCTTTCGGATCTTGTTTTTCCCCTGTATCGCCATCGTAAGAGTCCAATTCCCATTTTTCAGGAATTAAAAACCTTTTGCGTACCACCTTAACATCATCCCCTGACAGTTTATCATAACTTACACTTTGGTAACCGTTTTCTTTCAACGTTTCTAAATCTTCATTCTCCACCAATTCGTCAAAGACGTTGTTTATCGCCTTAACAGTAACCTTATTATACCCGGGAAGCACATCTATTGTATGATCACTACCACCGAAGCCGATATCCTGAAGCAATACAGTGTTTGGAGTAACCATCTCATAAGTGACAAGATCCTCGCCATACGAGAAGTATTCCCCTTTCCAATCTGCATCAACAAAATACAGGCTACCTTCATAATCGTATAAGGTCCAATTAAAAAAACGACAAAAATACTCCAGTACCTCGTCCAACATCATCCCTTCTGAGGTGAAGTTTTCTTCTGCGAGAGTTATCTCATCGAATATGTTTTTCTTTGTCGAATAATTCACTTCTGACGATCCATAGACATAAGGTATATATATCTTTTCATATCCCCCATTAGCTGATCTTATAATGTACCTTAAGAGGTTTATCGACGTTATAAATCCATTCTCTGTCTGTTTCTCATATTGTATATTCTCAAGCGTTCCTATTGCGCTTATGCAGTTTATACTCAATTTATCCGCAATTGGCACATAAGCTTGAGTAAACACTTCCGGTTCCACATATCCCGTCCATAACAGTTTATTCCCTCTATACAATTTTACAGCAACATGGTGACTGTTTACGCTAAACAAGTCATTCAACAAACTATCAGTCACAATGGATACTGATGCTGTAGATGTCCGTACAGGCTCGTACACAAACTCTTCATCTGTCCCTGTTACGACAAATGCGGACGGTGCACCTGTCAGTGTTTCTATTTCACCTATATAATCCTCCATGTAGAATTTAATCTCCAAGGATTCACCGGCATAATTGAAAAATGGCAATCTATATCTCTGCATAGTTAAAATATTTTTTTCCCAGTCCTCTTACCATAATTTTTAAGCTGTAGATATGCAGTATCTCCATCAAGCTGCATCTTTCCTCCAACTTCCACCCTCACATTAGCCATTCCAGTTCCTCCTATCATATCCTTTAATTTACTTAAAGGCGCAATAACTTCCGGATTACTGCTTGCACCTGGGTATTCACCCACTTCTGCCAATGTCCTTCCAGAAACCACGCCTCCATTCGCAAACTTCGGAATCACTGAAAACGCAGCAATAGCAGCAGCAATAGCAGCTCCTATTGCTATAATATTTGCAGGGAACGGAAGTTTTGCAGCACTCTTACCGGCATCACTCGCGCCTTCCGCCGTATTAGCAGCGACTTTTTTCCCCGCATTAACAACCTCCACACCTGTCGTTGCTGTATCTACAGCCGCCTCCGTAGTCGCATTGGTCACCTTGGCGGCTGTCGTTGCTGTATCTATCGCAGCCTCCGCTTCTTTTGCCTTCCCGAGCTTTTCTGTCAATTCCCTTAGGGTGTCTATAGTCTGTATTATACTCATAAAACTATCTACAGAATTGACCATCACATTCCATACTGCCATTATTCTCTCCCATGCAGACGCATCTTCATCATCCATTACATCTCTCAATTGAGTAAATGCACTAACCATTCTGTCTGCACTGGATGCTATATTTTTCACCCCTGAAAACATCCCTTGTTTCAACTCCTTACCCAAGTCCTTTATATCTTGCCGAACTTGGGCTATTTTCAGTGCTTTCTCTAAATCCGGCACATTAGCCATAGCTTTCGCTAGTTCCTCATCTAAAATTTTTCCGGCGTTTCTAGCTTCCTCCTGTAAATCTTTTGCATAGTCTTTCGCCAAATCAAGATTTTCTTGCGCGATATCTATGGTTGTTTTTTTATAATCAAAGGTTGTATCTCTTTCCTTCTTCTTTGTCGGGGTCCCCATTAATTGGGCATTCATCCTCATAGCTGTGATGAATGCCTGACCTTCAACACCAATTCCCGAAATGGAGCTGGCTGCTTTATCCATTTCTACCGCAAGTGCCTGTACATTCTTTCTGTATTGTTTTTCTGTTATTAAGCCATTGGCTTTCTGCGCACTCAATTCCGCAAGCCTCTTGGAATACTCTTTTTGAACATTTTCAAGCTCAACAGCACCCGCCAAAGCATCCTTTTGCCTTACTGCCGCATCTGCTGTTTCTTTTAATTTCTTGTAAAAATCACTCTCTAAAACTTTCCGATCGTTAGAGCCGCTAGCCTCAGCATACAACTTGATATTCAACTCTGCTAATGCCTTATTATATTCTGCCTGAGATATAGATCCTATCTTATATTTTGCCTCCAATTCAGACAGTTCTTTGGCTGACTTTTCTTCCAGTTTCTGCAATGTTGTTTTCTGGACTTGCCCCTCTTCAATACCACCTTGAGATACACCCGCACCTGTATTTACAGTATTAACTTTAGCGGTTGATTGTTCCAACTTCGTATTAATATCGGCTAAAATCCTATTCTGTTCCGTAAGTTCCGCATCATATGTCTGTATATCCGAGCCTGTTCCTTTCCCAAATTCATCATGCACTATTTTTTTTATCCCATTCCATAATACATTTACACCCCATTCACTCCCCGATGCTACTTCTTCTTTTCTTTCGTTTTTTCTCCTCTTAATATTCTCTATATTACTCTCTACTTCTAGCTTTTTCTGTGTCAAATAATCCACTTCCGCAGCAGCTTTCAAAAGTTCAACCCGTTCCGCAAACTTCTCATTCAAATCTCCTTGAATAACAAGATTTTTTTCATCTATAGAGTAGTTTGTATTAAGCTGCTGATTTATTTTAGACAAAGCCGCTTTACGCTCATCTATGCTACGATTCAAATCAGTCGCTATCTTATACTGTGTCTGTAGATTAACAATATCTGATGTATTGGTGCTCTTTCCTAATTCAGCCTTATAATCAGAGAACAAGTTTTTTATTCTCTTGGCTTCCTGATACATTACTACCAATTTCGCCACAATCGCACCGATAGCAGCTATTACCGCAGTCGGAGCAATGGACACTAGAGCAGTTTTTATAGATTTTACAGCATTGGCAAACATCATCCTCATTGTAGAAGTCGCTTTTTGCGATCTCCATGCAACTTCATCGAACGATTGCCCGGCTGCTTTTGCCGCGCGCCTAGCTGCTGCTTTTGCCGCTAATTCAGTTTTTTGAAAAGAAATGATCAGTTTATTAACCAAGCGACTAGTTACCAATACAGATATAGCAGTAACAACGTAAGTTATAAGACTTTGTATATTATCTGCCGCTGTTTGAATATATCCCGTAAGCCAGTCAATTATTGATTTATATTTACTTTGTACATCGGACTTATTGACCAGCCCGGTAAATGCATTTTTCAAACGATTCAGAGAAGTTTCCAAATTATCAGTATCCACATTAGGAAGCATCTCATTCAATGCATCCGCAAATCTTGGAAGCACATCCGCGCTCAATAATTTACCTTCCTTCAACAACTTATCAAGACCTGCAACACTCGTTCCTGCCGCTTTGGCCATAGCTTGCAAGGCTATCGGCAACCGTTCTCCAATCTGCAAACGCAATTCTTCAGAGCTTATCTTTCCTTTGCTCATCATCTGAGACAGAGCCAAAAATACACCATTGCTGTCCTCTGCACTCATGCCAAATGCAGTTGTCGCCCTTGACAGGGATTCAAATATTTTCCTCTGCTCCTGCATAGACATTCCCGATATACTAGCCGCTGCCGTAAACTTCGCGTAATTCCCAGTAAGAGCATTTATCTCCAATCCATATTTTTTCGCCAAATCTAAAAGGTAACGCTGATTGTCTGCAAATTTGGACATTGACCCTGAAACATTCTTCAATGCGGTTGTTACCCTGTTTGTCTCTTTCGCCACCTCTATAAATCTAGTCACAAGATTGGACAATCCTATACCACCGACACCTAATGCAGCCGCAAAAGTCAGTATCTGAGCCTGCATGGCCTGAAATCCTGCCTTAACCTGATTGGTCCCCTTTCTGAAATTCTCCGTCAGAAAGTTAATTGCTATTGAAAATGATAATCTACCGGCCATATTAATTCCCCCTACTCTTCCAGTTTATTTTATTTATATCAAACAAATCACCATTAAGGAACTTCATCAACTGTTCTTCATTCTCACGCATTTCCTTTTCAGCCTTACGCCTCATCTCATCCGTTTCCCATGGGAATGGGTATAATACTTGTGGGGATGATACCTTTTTCCCATCTATATGAGGAAGTATTGATATATAGGTCCATAATCTGGCATTTTCCAGCTCTTCTTTGCGTTTTCTTTCGTAAGCTTCTATATATAATGGCAAATCACACAAATCCATTTCCTCCATCGCATAATGAGCGTCCAACCCACCCATTACCAACATGGATACTATCTCACCAATACTACACGATATCCCCCCTTCTGATTTCGTATCATCAGATGATTCAGTTCCTTGGAATTGAGCCATTATGCCCATTGCCCTATCAAGTCTTAACATCAGATCCTTAAAAATACCATCATTCTCCAATGCAGTTTTAAAGACCTCAAATGTATAAGGAGTGTTATCCACATTCATTACGTATAAAAAAGCATCGATATCTTCTTTTGATGAATAGTCCATCTGAGAGAAAGGCTTTTTCATCAATTGTTCCCATCTGATAATCATCCTCACGGTATATCTATGAAAAACAGCATTCTTTATCGGTTTTTTAGATGGAACCGGATGTTTTTCCTCTCGTAAACACCATCTTGTAAAAAAGAAGAGAATTATAATACAACTAACAGATATTATTACTAATTCCATATATTCTTATTTTAAAAAAGGCAGTCTGTATAACTGCCTTCTCTTATTACATTTTAATAATTACGCACCAGCACCATCCTCTAACGGGCCCGTACCTTGAAGCGTTACAGAACTTGTACAGATCGCCCCATTATCAGCCTTCATTGATAGTGCGGTAATGATTGCATTGCCTTTGACATATTCCTCCCCTTTAGGGAAGTCGCCTTCTGTTTCTTCTGTTTTGGCGATTACAAACGGAATTGGAGTACGCTTCTTCATCAATTCCTTCAACGTAACAAACGACATATGCCCCGATTTTAAAGACAACATACTTTCGCTTGATACTGTATAACCTAACTGTCCTGTCAGGTATTCTTTCCAGTTACCCGACATCTTGTTGCTGGTATCAATTGTATCTGCACTAATATCAATGCCACACGATGTGCCAAAAGCTATCGGAACTATTTCTTTTGTACTTGGTTCTTTAGTGACTTCAACAAACAGCATTAACTTGTCACCGACAATCATGTCTTTACTTGAATCATACTTTTTTTCTGCCATAATATTTAAATTTTGATTATACCACTAACCAAAATTTTGTATGACAAAAACAAAAAAAAGGGATACTGAACTTAGTATCCCTTTGCTAATTATAAAGAACTGATCGAAAATTGAAGCACTTGAACGTACTTGTTATCAACATAATCCTCTGTAGAATCTTCCAAATGAATCGTCATTGTTGGATTTTTAAAACTTCCCTCCAAAGCTGAATATATCAAGGAAGCAATCTGGTTACTTCTGTCGTAGTTGTCACTGATCACACTAACATAGACGATAGGTATTTGACGGGCGACTCCCATTTTACTATACTCTTGCTGATATCCATCACGCTGATATACTATAAAATCACCATCTGTCCCATCCGGAGCCACTATAGGATAAATTTTCCTACCGATAAAAGTGCTGACATCCTTAGATTCCAAAAGTATTCCACGTATCTCCGTGGTTATTCCAAACATATTCATACTTATCTTCTTTCATTGATTCGCTGGATAGCCCTTTTTAAGCCATCATACAAAAATCGCTCCGCCTTGGCCTCCTCAGATTTACGGGCATCCGACCAAAAACTATTCCCAGGCATAATACCGGATGTGCCAGTAAGCGGGTGTGGACGTTTTCTTGTTCCCATATCCACGAGATGAGCATGAGCTCCTGATTGTGTAAAACCGGACAGTGCACCTAACTTCCTTCTCTTTACTCTCGTAGTAAAAGAGCTTTCCAAATTTCCTGTAACCTTTCCACTTTTACGCATTCTTGCACGGAGATTGGTTTTTCCCTTACGCATGAAAACAGAAGCAGCGGATCTTAGTCCACTACGGATTGCTTTATCCTTTTCAAAATCCTCCAGATTCCGAACTAGATAATGAATATTTTCTTGATCTATTACTTTTAGCTCCATAATCATGTATCTATTCTACCAAGAGTTAAAATCAAAGTGTTATCTCTTTGAGGATCTATCATTTTAATCTCATATACATTATTCATGTATACAACCCTTTGCGTATTCTTTATCACGGGATATGCTCTTACCTGAAAAACAACCGTTCTTCCAATAAACTGCTCCATAGCACTTACCCCATCCTTATCCACTACTAATGACATCTTTCTACGATATCCCTTGCAACGAAAGATTTCCTCATACTCCTTCACCACAAACCCGGTATCAGATTGATGCTCTCTCAACTCTTTAAATACCAATGTCTCATATAACAATCCAGCTCTCATAAACTATAATCCCTATACAGGGATAGCAAATATTTAACCCCTTGTTCCAATGGGCGGCTTTGGATGGTAATAACCTCTTCCCTGTATGCATAATACGCCCCTATTGATAAAAGTATAGCCTGCCGTATCGGTGCCGGGATAGACTTACCTCCACCGATAGAGGTAAGCTCTTCCACAGACACACATAATTCTTTAGCAACTTTCTCTTCCGCTACTTCTATCAGGGACTCAATGTATGCATCATCCCCATCGTAAGCATCCTCTATGTTTAAATGCTTTTTAGCCAAATCCAAAGTCACATACATACCCATATTATTTCAATGACGCAACAGTAAATGACTCTTTGCGGATCATCCCCATATTCCAGTAAGAGTTAACTACCAATCGGACCATGCCCTTTGTTGCCTGAGTGTATGGATCGACTGTCATATCAATAGCACCCCATTGACCTAAGAAATAATCGGCCCAATTCCCAAACACGATACCAAACTCATCCGTACTTTCCCCTAATTCTTTAGGAATATTATTAGTACGCAATGCACGATATCCGTTAATCATTCCCTGTCCGTCATTGCCAAAAATAAAGCCCCCTGCACCCGAAGCATCCTTTACTTTTGTCTTTGCCTTACCTACCAAGGACGGATTCATTATATATGCAAGATTACCAAACAAAGCGTTGTTCAAATCTGCACCAGTTTCCATCGCTACAATCTGAGCCCATGTCATATCGCCTTTGATCGTTTTGCTAATATTGGCTTCCTGAAACATCCCATCTGGCACATTATCCGCATGCACTTCCTTTCCAAACGCAGTCTGCTCAATTTTCTGCGCGATAGCTATTGCCATCAACTGACGGATAAGTCCTTCGACACTACGGTTCTCTTGAATCAGTAATTGTTTGGAAAGATCTACGTATGCCGTCAGACGTTTTGGAGTGAATAAATTTCCCTTTTTGAACGTTCCTGCACCATCCTTGGCCTCTGCATTTTCTCCTTCCCAAAATACATTTGTAGCGGAATGTTCTGGCCAATAGATGTTTCCAACCAGCCCGGTCATCATACGGACTCCCGCTTGAGACAATACGAGGTTGGATTCCAAGGGAAGAAGTAATTCTTGCTGCTCTTCATCAATTACTACCCCTGTAGTTTTTTCCGTGCCAGCCGTATATGCGGCACGCTTTGCATAGCTCATAGGAATGATCAACTCACCGCTATTTTCAGCCGTTGCCGCCACAGAACGATGAAGTTTTGTCGCTTCCTCGATAACAGCCGCCTCGCTATCCCTTTGCTCGGTTTTATTCATTTGCGCAAGGATGGCACGGCGAAGAGAAAACTGTTTATTCGTGGACTCCATGCGTCTTGCAGGTGCCTGACGATTTTCTGTTTCCTTCTCATCTATTTCCAGATTGATTTCCGCCATACGGGTTTGATTTCTTCCCAATTCTTCGTTCTCTTCGGCTGTGAACTGACGCTTTTCTCCCTTTGCCGCCTCAATGATTGATCTAGAACGACTTTGTAACTGTTTTTTTTCGTCCTTTAATTCTGTGATACTTTTTTCTTTTGCCATAAAATTAAATATTTAATGATTTCTCAATATTTTGATAATATTCTTCTGGTATGGTTGCCTTTTTACGCAATTCTTCTTCTGCAATCTCTTTGCCGCGCATATAAACAGAAGTCTTGCTGTATGCGGCATTATATACAGGAGAAACATCATACAAATTCCCGATCTTAGAAACTGTACGCTTCCAAGTTCCATCGTTTTTTTTCTCCCATGTATCCTTTTCAACATCAAAACAGAAAGAACTGGCTGATATCTCCCCTCTTCTTATGTTTTCTAACAATTCATCACCTAACGCTGTCTTTGGGGCTTCAAAACGATATTTTAACCCTTTTTCATCCACATTTAAAGAAAGAGACCCACTTCCATTATTGCTTCTAGCCAAAATACCCCGGCTTTGGGAATGATTCAAAAGCGCAAAAACATCGCTCTTCTCTAATACACCGTCCAAAGCACCCCGTTCTATAACTTCTTCAAAATATAATCCGTCCGATGGCGTATTAAAAAGAATGGCATACCCCTCAACTGTACGTTTTTCTTCGCTTTCCCCGGTCACTTGAACCTGATAGGCTGTATTCCTTATCTCTCTTTTTTCGTCCATTTTTATACTCTTTTACCGACTAACCATTTTTTTGTATGACAAAAATTTATTTTTTATTCTTTGCCTACCGTTTTTCATTTATAACAGGATTTTCTTCAACTCTCTGCACAACCGCATTGCTTAATGTTTGCATATTAGACTGCACGAAGGCGTTATCTCCGCCTTCCAAACGCGAATATCCCAATTCGCGTCGCGTTTCATTTGGTGTTATACCAGCTATATAAGACATCTCTTTATAAAACGATGCCTGAGCCGCCTTATCAGTACGCAAGATGGCAGAAGTATCAAATTCTGCAATAATTCGTCCTCTTTCCGAAGGAAGAAATATTTTTCTATTAATTTCCTGTTCTATCTTCGTTATAACAGCCAATACCGTATCTGTCAAATACTGAAGCTGGGTAGCCTCAACCGTTGAATAGCTTGATTTGGACAAATCGAACACCTTTACAGGAGAAACAGAAAAGAAACGGCACATATCAACCACATTAAACATGCGGCTTTCAATAAATTGGCTATCTTTCGGACTGATAGAGATAGGTTGATACTTCATATTCCCCTCTAATATGGCTATTCCATTTGGATGGCCATTCATAGGGTTGGTGCGTTCTTCCCACGTCTGATAAATCTGGTCCTTTTGTTTGCTGTCCAATCTGGCACCTTCAACCGTCAATATACCGGCTACACTGGCTCCACTTTTGAAAAAACCTGCCGCGTGCTCTTCTGTAGACGTAGATATATCAATTGTCTGTCTGGCATGTTCCAAAGTAGAAACACCAATTATACCATCATAAGAAAAATTAAGTACGTGAAACATATCCCGCGGTTCTACAAGCTCCTTGAATCCTACCACCTGATAACGCTTTCGCATAATTCCCTTCTTATCCTGTATCCATACAATGCTTACCTGACCAGAAGGAATATAAATCAACTGTGTTACATTTAGATCCTTGTCTCTTTCAATATATGCATATCCGTTCCCTGTAAGCAATACTGAAGCCATAATCGTTTTAAAAAACACATACCGTGTCATATCCTCATTCGGCTCCATATCCAAAATGTAATAAGCCGGGTGGTTTTTAGCCTCCTTCTTAAAACCATCCTTATCCAGTTCGTAAGTCTTCAACGGCAATACAGCAACACTATCCGAAATCAAATCAACACAACGATACACTGTAGAAAGAAGCATAGGTTTGCTTCTGCTGGCTAGTATCTGCCTTCCCCCGGTATAACTCCATGCAGTTACACGGGAAGTCTCCACTTTTGACGCTTTTCTAATTTCTAATCCAAAAACTTTCATTTGCTCGATTTTATCAGCTAACCTTTTTTTTGTCATACAAAAAGGTGTTTTATTCATCACGAACAAAACACCCCTCCCTGTAACAGTAATTATATTATGAATAAAGTTTTAAAGTGCCTTACATGGGTAATACATCAGGATGTCTCTGATAATATATCTTCGTCAACGCCTGCTTCAGTTCCTGATAGTTTTTGATGAAACCAAGCTCAATCCATTGGGCTATCTGTTGTTCCAACTCGTACATCTCACGTATCTTAGCCTCATCACCAATCTTATTACGCATTTCTGATTCATGTTTGCCATACACAATGATATTGAGTGATTTTGCTAAATCCTTAACCTTCTGCTTGAATACATCCTTCGGAAGTATAGAACAAACAGCCGCACACATTTTAGGATACGCATCACCGGCAAGATTCCTGTATTGAATCATCTCATCATATACGAAGCGTATTACCTTTACTTCAAAACGAGGATTAATCCACATTGCGAATTTTGTAAATAAGAAAGGATGCATCCATACCTCTTCTTTAGGTCTTCCAGCTTTACCTTTTTCTTTAACCTTACTTTTCTTAACTACTTGATTATCAATTTTAGGGCAATTTTGCCCTAAACCTACCTCATTAGCTTCTGCTATTAAGGCTTCAACAAACTTACATGTACTCACTGAATTTAAGAACACATCCATCTTGCGTTGTTCCTGTCCTGATAAGTTCCATTGCCGCAACAATTCTCCAGCATCGAAATATCCGTCTTTTGTTCTCTGACTAACTGTAAATTCACCCATTGGGCGAATCATGATTTGATTGGTCTTCATAATTTTTAAATTTGATTATACCACTAACCAAAATTTTGTATGACAAAAACAGAAAAAAAGAAGACTATTCTCACGAACCATCTTCTTTACATATTAATGAAAACAAACCAAATCTCATTATAAACCTTATAAATGTATGACAAACTAATAAAATTCTCCATATCTCGGAGACATCAGATAAACGCCTAACGCCTCAAGCATGGCTATCACCCCATCAATCTTCTTTTCTTCGAACTGCTTACTTGGCTTTGTATTTCCGTTCCTGTCCCTTGCCATAACCACATTCCTAAAACAATGGCGGTTTATCACATTATTATCAATTATCGCCTTTCCCGAAAGCATCAGGCGTTCCATTTCTTTTGTCGGTCGATTAAAATTACCTAAAGCCTGACTGAACTCCTGCATAGGCAATGCCTTCTCCTGTGCGTTTATCACAAACTGGGTTGCATTCCATGCATCATAGGCAATCTTTTGAATATAAACCCTATCCCTTATATCAAGTATATCGTTCAATATATAGTCGTAATCCGTCACATTACCCGGCGTGATTGTAATCAACCCCTTTCTTCTCCATTCCCCATAAAGCTCCTTGAATCTCTTTTCTTGCAAAGCCATTTCGGGAAGGTAATATTTCACTTTAAAATAATATTTTTCCGCCGTTGGGAACATGAATGCCGCACAAGTCAAGTCACTTGTACTGGAAAGGTCAATCCCCATATAACAATCCATATCCCTAAATTTTTCAAAATCCACATCAGAGGAAGAATCAAGTATATAATGTTCTGGAATCCATACCGTCTCAGCATCACACCACATATTTATATTCTTCGTTTTTATACCAACCTCTTCTGATGGAGAATTAATGGCTTTCTGAACCTGTTCACGTAAATATTTAGTTTTAACCGTAACACCTAAATTCGGATTACTTTTCCCCCACACAGCCTCATCTTTCCAATTATCACCTTCATCCAATGAATAAATCAAAGCAAATATCGTATCGTCTGTTTTCAATCCCTTAAGAATCTCAGTGCACATTTCCCGATACTGATAGCAAGGACCAAGTTTATCAAAACCTGCCGTAGTGATAATAATTCCCATTGGATCATCACGCATACCCTGTCCGGACTGAAGCACATCTTTCAAACCCGAATTCTTAGCTGCATGATACTCATCCAAAAGAAACATTGACGGATTGGGACCGTCCAGTTTTGAAGAATCAGCAGCCAGAACCTTCATAAAAGATAAAGTTCTATCAAAATTTATTTGGTCTCTAAATGATTCTAGATATTTGTGCTTCGGATCAAGACCAGATACAAAGTTACGACACATTGTAAAACTAACCTTCGCCTGATCCTTGGAATTAGCAGCTAGATAGACCTCTGCATTAGCCTCACCGTCTGCTATTAAATGATACAGGCAAAGAGCCGCAGCAAAAGCAGATTTCCCATTCTTCCTGGCCATTTCTATATAAACAAAAGATGTAAGACGGTTCCATGTCCCGTCTTCATCCTTTTTATAAAACCCATAAATATTAGCTACCGCAAATTCTTGCCACGGAAGCAAAACAAACGGCTTCCCAGCGTGCCTACCAGTATAATGCCTCAACAATGCAATAAATTCAATGGCGTAATCTACTCTTTCCTCCCTGAATTCAACATCATCCCTTTCAAACAAACTATAAAAACGCTCTACAGCCAGTTTGATATATTCTCCTACTAATACTTTCCCATCACGCACATCCGCGGCATACTGATAGTATTTCTTCATCGCTTAGATTTTGAACCCTTTCTGATAAATTCTTCCAAAGGAGATTCCTCATCATTGTCAGACTTCATCGCTTTTATAGTTCCACGACTTTTTATAGTAAGACCGTATTCGGTCATTATCTTCATTACTTGCGCATAATTCTTGGTCGCTATGTTCTGAGCAGGATTAGCGGCCTTCTCATACTTGATCATTATTACGGGGCCTTCCTCTAATAATAATTTGGTCGCTTGTAAATACATCTCATAACTCGTAGCCAACATCCTTAATGCACCAATATCTATATTCTGAATTGCCTTTCTCGCATTCAACTCCTTTACTACATCTTTCATAAATTTCTGTGTTTCCGATGAGAGATGCTCTGGCATTATAAATTTTACCATATTACTTTTTTTATAAAACCGTTATTTTGTCATACGTCATTTTTTAACTGTTAATATTTTAACAAATTCAAAATTTGAAAAAGTTCCGTGCGTGTGAGGAAGGGTGGGGCGAGGTTGGGAAGATCGTTTTCTAGAAAAAATCCCCCCCCCTATCTTCTTCCTCGTCTTACTACATCCTCCTTTATCTCATTATTGTTGTGGATACGTTGATGACATCTCTTGCATAAGCTCATAAGGTTGTCATAATCGTATGCGAGTCTTTTCCTTTCATTTATATCATCTACTCCCATGAAAGATACAATATGATGTATATCTTCTGCCGGGACAGTATTGCCATCCTTTAAACACAATTCACATAAAGGATTATTAATCAATTTCCATTCACGCAATCTACGCCATCTCTCAGAATCATATATCTTTCTACGCTCCTGATTATACATATTATTCGTCTTGGGAATCATTTTCTTTACTTTTTCTATAGTCGGCATAAGGTATCTCTTTTAACAATTTATTATCATTTATAGTTTGAAATTCAATCATCTTAAAACGATAATGAAAGTATTCCACTAACTCCTTATCTGTATTAATAGCGGATGCTCTCTTATCTTGTGATACATAAAGGACTGTATCTTGAAATATATCTTCATAACTTTTTGAACAGAAACAGCCATAACTACGATACCCGCATAACTCTTTCAGCTTTGAATAATTACGCTCAATCATAGCCATAATCCTTTTATTAATCTTTCCTGTCTTTATTCTTCTCATTGTTGATTCTCCAATTTCCCGATTTATCAATCAGTTCCTCCACGCATCGCATTATCATACCTCTAACTATCACAGAAGTATTCGTCCCTGTAATATCAGATAATTCACTTAATAGCATAGATGTTCGGTCATCCACCCTAATTACTAATCTTCTATTTTTACCCATATTCTATACTATTTGAATTAAATAATTGCACAATCACATGTTTCAATCTAGACTTATCCCTCATAATTCACCTCCTTTTTTAATATTGATTGTAATGGATCAAAACTCGCATTTACTTGTTGTACTCCATCTATAGTATCTGCTATATTTGTGCACTCTATACTACTCACAGCATTCGATATTTCTTCTTCATTCATAATGTCCATATCTAATCTCCTTTCTCTTTAATCCGTTCAAGCACATCCTTGTTGGCTTCTAGTATATCGTCGAAAGACGGGATGGGCATCCATGCAACAACATCATCTATCACTTCATCATAATAGCCTCCATTACTTTTCATCCATTTGTTTTTAGATGAAAAATACGCTTTGAATATATCACCATTCGCAACCATTACAATACAATCATCTGATGTGTCACAACCAGTCTTGTCCTTGACACTTATCCACGGTGATTGCTTCGACTGCCATTCGGCACCAGAAATAAATCCTTCTTTAAACTCATCTGCGCCACATTCGCAACAATCGAATGCTGTATTATGACCATTACAATGTTCGCAATAGTCACGTTCTCCGCATGGATATTCACCGTTGCATTTATAATGAGCGTGGATTGCGTCCCTTGCCGCTTCTTCTACTGTCTGTTTCATATCAAAATACTATTTTAAAAGGCATTAATGTACATCTTTACACACATTTTAGAACGTTAATCCGTTCGGGGCGATACCAACGCCCACTATCAGTTATCATAAAAGAATCACCGAATACTTTTCTACCAATATTAAGCGCACCGTTCACATCGGCATTGACACGGCAGATAGCGCAAAGCCTGTCATAATGGTTGATGTCAAATTTATAAACTAATTGCATATTAGTGTTTGTTTGTTCATTAATGCCTTAGACATAATTTATTCCTCCTTTTCTGTTTTAATATCTGTTACTTTACCACGACTGACAAAACACTGACCTATTCCCAAATCGAGTAAGGCACAATAGTTATCGTCTAAAAGATTAGAGCATTCCTGGCATAAGGAACACTCATTACAAAATCCTTCTGATGATTCATGCAGCACCCCATCTATTATTATTCCGTTCTTTATTTCCATATCTCAATCTCCTTTCTCTTTAATCCGTTCAAGCACATCCTTGTTGGCTTCGAGTATCTCGTCAAAAGAGGGGATGTACATCCACATGTCACACTCGTAGCCGTTCCAATCCTCAAATTCAAATCCTCCGTCTGTCGCAACGTATGGCGATCTCCCGGATGAAACAACGATATAGCCACTAACAATCGCTCCATTTGATACCATTCTGCAAAGGACAAGCTTGTTTGGTTCCGGCAACCGTTCCTTAACACTTATCCAAGGAGATTGCTTGGATTGCCATTCGGCACCTTGAACGAAATTAATCTCTCCAAACTTTGCCAAATCTTTACCGCTCAAAGTTCTGTCAACTGTCCTATGATTAAATAGGATATTTTCACTTGCCGCTTCTTCTACTGTCTGTTTCATATCTTATCTGTTTTGAGCCATACGGCAGACATTCAACCGCCGTATGACAATGCGCTTATTCAACTATCACCCAATCGTTAGCAAGCATATCCGTCTGTGATGCAAGCCAACCATTTACAACGGTGTCATCGGCAGCTTTCATACATAAGTATGCAGTAAACTTGATTCTATCAGTTTCCGAATCTCCATAATTGTTGACAACCCATCTTTTGAATGATTCGGGAAGTGATTTAACCTGATTCACAATCATGTTAGTCGGCAGACTATCTTCAGGTCGCATAAATATAAACATTCCCTTACCATTCCATCCTTTACGAGCAACAAGATGTCCCCGTTTAAGTGATTCCAGTGCCTGCCCAAATGTTCCTGTTTCTTCTCCCAATAATTCACCTTTCATTGCTCCAAGAACATAAGCTGTTTGAATAAGCCCTTCACACTCTTTTGCTTCTTTGTTACGCGATACTACACTTGCTGCATATTCGGCAGCCTTTTCATCTAATGTTTTCATTTTAATAAATATTTTTGATTAAACATTGAATCCGCTTCCTGAAACTGCTTCGTGAAGCGATTCTCTTTATATTTTCTCGGCGAAGCACATCCCACTATTAAAGCGAGAATAGCACATATTAAAAGTATTTTCTTCATTCCTTATTGTTTTTGAGGGTTATTTTATCACATCTGTTAATCGGTGTTTTTACTTCTTTCCCATACCACGAACACCAATAATATGGCTGAAATAAATTGGGTGAATGCGTGCAATATTTACATCTTTCACACAGGTGGATTCCATTCATTTTTGTTCCTGTTTTGAACCATTTTCCTGATGTCAGGTAAATGGTAATTATTATCAATTAAATTCTTATTGTAATATCATCAAGCTATTAATCAACCTCTATAATCTGATATCTCCCTTTTTGGATGTAAATCTTATGGTTGTAATAATCCTTGATTACTGCATATCCAGACTGGGGCCTAATATTACCTGTTAAATCCTCAACATAAGAATTTTCGTAGGCTTTCACTGTTACGCTGTCGCAGGCTTCCACTGTTGCGCTGCCGTAGGCTTCCACTGTTGCGCTGCCGTAGGCTTTCACTGTTGCGCTGTCGTAGGCTTTCACTGTTACGCTGTCGTAGGCTTTCACTGTTACGCTGTCGTAGGCTTTCACTGTTACGCTGTCGCAGGCTTCCACTGTTGCGCTGCCGTAGGCTTCCACTGTTACGCTGTCGCAGGCTTCCACTGTTGCGCTGCCGTAGGCTTCCACTGTTACGCTGTCGCAGGCTTTCACTGTTACGCTGTCGCAGGCTTCCACTGTTGCGCTGTCGTAGGCTTTCACTGTTACGCTGTCGTAGGCTTTCACTGTTGCGCTGTCGTAGGCTTTCACTGTTACGCTGTCGTAGGCTTTCACTGTTACGCTGTCGCAGGCTTCCACTGTTGCGCTGCCGTAGGCTTCCACTGTTGCGCTGTCGTAGGCTTTCACTGTTACGCTGTCGCAGGCTTTCACTGTTGCGCTGTCGTAGGCTTTCACTGTTGCGCTGTCGTAGGCTTTCACTGTTACGCTGTCGCAGGCTTCCACTGTTGCGCTGCCGTAGGCTTCCACTGTTGCGCTGTCGTAGGCTTTCACTGTTGCGCTGCCGCAGGCAAAAGATGTCGTTGTTACCTCATGGTATTTTTGTGTATAGATACCAGCTTCCGCAAGATCTTCTTCAGCAAAATTGTCTTCTAAATATTTTACATCTACTATTCTTGCTGTTCGTAATACCCAAGACCAGTTATCAGTAATAGCCTTAAGTATATCAGCTTTGCTTTGACTCCTTAATCCCATCGCATAACCTATTTGACAGGCTCCTGCTTTCTTGGCGCGCAGTAATAGTTCTTCCTTTATTTCTTCAAATGTTTTCTGTTTCATGATATTGTTTATTTTTCGTTATTTTGATATTGCGATAATTCCACGCCTCGCGCATTCTTCGAGTAAATCCATATCCTCCTTTTTTATAAGAGCACCTGTCTTACGATTCACGCTCACATAAGGCTCAAACCCAAATCTCTTAGCCATCTTCTCTATTGTGGTACGATCCCATGTATTCCATCTGATCACCACAGCTACTTTTGTATCTTCCATGCCTGTACACTGTTAAACCATTTTTTCTTCCCATCCTTATCCGTGTATTCTTTGGCGGACACATTGAAATTCACTGTCACATCATCACCAACCTTCAGAGGATCTTTCACGGGCCCATCACCACTGTACACCGAAAACTGCATGGACTTTCCAAATTGGGTCTGCTCGGTTATCACATATTCCCTTATCTCGTAATCCAAGCCCTTACTTGTCACTCCCCTTCTTGTAACACCAAGGTCAACCGTTATTCTTCCCTTTATCTCGCAATTCATAATCTCACCTTTCTTTTTTCTTTACTGCTTTCTTTAAGTCGTCCCGACTACCCTCCGGGCAGTATAAGACAAGTTGCCGAAAACCGTTAATTTTTAATCTTTTTATTACTAACTTACTGATTTACAATTATTTATCCACGCCCCATAAGGTGCTTTTTCTTTTTGTGTAATTATTTGATAATCAGTTAGTTATATTTTTTAATAATTGGCGTGATTGATGATGCTTGAAAACAGTTTAGTAATTTTTCCTTAAATTCCTGCTCCAATTCACCCATCACTTCCGTATACTTCTTCTTCTCCACATCCCATGAATTAGCAAACGTGCGTAAGGTTTCCCACTGCTTCTTTGTGAGCTTCCCTTCCATATACATGGCCCTGTACCGTTCCTTGTATCTCGTGACGCCAATCCTCTGTATTTCACGGGCCTTTTCCAATTGGGATAGCTTGACACCTTTAGCAGGTATTATCTCCCGTTCAAACCGTATCTCTGACCAGTCCTTGTAAAAGATCCTAGCCATCTTGTTTAGCGACACATTGTCTATCAATTGGGGTAGCGGTACCGACTGATGCTTGTACACCGTCTCAATGCGAAGAATATTGCTGCCTACCGTCCTTTTCTTCTCTTTTGCCTCGTAAGTCTTATCATAGATCTTCAATATCTTGCGGTAATACTTACTCTTCTCGGTCGTCTTCTGGCGATACTCCTGATAGTTGGCATCATTCCACAAGGTACGTTCCGCTATGCTGTCCACAAGTCTTATATACTCATCTGCCGGACGGATCATCTTCATTGTAACCCCTATCTCATAATAGGTCACTACTGCATTCTCCGCTTTTACGCACAACCTGAGCAACAGTTCTTCTATTGTCCTTACTGCCATTCGGAAGGTCATCGGGCGGCTGTTGTCCAGTTTGCCCGATTTCCCCTTATGGTAGAGCTTGCAGACCGAGCAACTGCACTTCAAGGTGTCACCCCTTATTTCGATGGTACATCCGTCAAAGTTGGAGTATGCAGACGACTTGTAGTAGATCTCATCATCCTCCGAACATTCCTTAAGGTAGTTCTTCAGGACTATAGTCTCTATGTCGTTCACATCTATCCTTGCTTTTATGGTTATTCGGTCAAACATTTTATTGTCAAATTTCGTTCTTTCAAAATCCGGTTCACTTCTCTCTTGTAATGGGCAATCAATGCCTCATACTCAAATGCGGTGTACTTCCTTGTTTCGTATTTCATGGCCTCCAGAATCAATATCTGTTTTTCGCCATACTTTCTCACAAGTCCTCTCCTATAGCCCTGTATGTTGCCTTCATCGAATCGGTTACAGCTACGGCATTGAGCGTTGCAATTTATTTCACTGTAACGGGTTGCCATATGTTGGCGGTTAACGTAATGACCACAATCTGCCTGTGTGATAGGTTTTATTAAACCGCACGAGATACAGCGGAACACCGTAGTATTAGGTATCATATCCCTTAATCTGATATATTGAGAGAACACAGCATCCAGCTTCTTTTTCAAGTTCGCCGTGCTGCTAGTTTTTGCCGGTTTCTTCTTTTTGGATAACATTGGGCTTATATTTTATAATCTTACTCAACTGTTCCGGATTGCGGAATCTTATTGCGCATCCGTGCCATTCCTGGGTACTGGACTTATACGGGTATTCTTGGTATTGTGCCGCAAACTCCTTAGAAATCAATAGTGCTACATAAGCTTTCCATTCTTTCCCCTTGTCCCAAAAAATGGTCAAATCCCTCAGCTCGGGAACCGTTTCCATTTCACCGGTAATATCCAACAAGAAATCTTTGTGAATTCTCTTATATACCAATGTGATAAATTCATCAGATTCCATTTTTTGGTATATTTCGTACTTCGATAAATCCGGAAATCCATTCTTTTTCATGATATCTTAAATAAAGTTTTTAAACAATGGCATATATACATTACTCATCCTATTTACATTCTCTTTTGAAACCCATATACCTTCTTCCTTAATCTTTCTATTCCCTGTCGCTGCTTTCAGCGACAGCTTGCTCTTTAAAGCTATCCTAACAAAAGAATCAGGCATATTATATTCCGATATATAGCAATTATCTTGCTTTAAAGCCCATTTATAAAAGTCTTCGTGATTGAAATCATCAAGGTATGAGGATGTGTTTTTATATGGTGGGTCACAATATATTACATAGCTCTTATCAGTCGGAATGGATATAGTCTTATAATCTCCCTGCAAACTTTCCAAATTTCCCAAACTTTGCAACCTTTGCAAACTTTGCAACCTTTCCAAACTTTGCAAATCGCCTGCATGTTTATCTTTTCTAATCTGGATTAAAATTTTTTTTATCCTTAAACGCTTTTCATATGTGTTTTTACACCCATTTAAGACGTAATCTGGAATAAGTATTCCAAGTTCTGCAAATGGCTTAAAATCATTAAACATAACGGCATAATGAAACGCACGCTTATAAGGCTCTATATCACCATAACAGTAAGTCTTCTGATCGTTTCCGAAGGAAAAACATATACGTACATAGGGATCCGTATTCTTCAACCGGAAAAAGTCTTCTCGGCTTATCCAGCGGTTTTCGTTCTTAAACCCTCCTTTAATTGCACAAAGGAATGTTGCAGCACTATCCGTTATGTCATTAATGATAAAATGTTTATACTTACCGGATAAAATGGCGGCATGAGTGACGGCGCATCCTCCGGCAAAAGGCTCTATCCAGATATCAGCTGAAGGAAGATTTGAAACAACCCATTCCGCTATCTTAGACTTACTCCCCATATATGGCATTCCATAATTCATAAGCTTTTATTTTTTTTTAATAGTTCCCGGATAGGCGGTCAAACCACACCGGGAGAATAATTGATATAGAATATAACATACAAGAGGACTTGCACCTCACGCTACCCTTTAATAGCGGCTTTGGTTAAGTAATTGATTAATAAAAACTTCCGTTTGAAGTTGTGGGAGCTACGGGAATTGAACCCGTGACCTATGGCTTTGCCGGCCTGTATCATGGAAACATACACAAACAAAACAAAAACAGATTAATTACCCCTGACCGTTAACTGCCATCGCTCTGCCACTGAGCTAAGCCCCCATGTGCCGGATCACCTTCACAGGCTACACCGGCTAAAACCTAAACTAAAACCTATTACCATGAAAAACGAAATAAATGACTTATCTTAACTCGTCATTATGCTTCTCCTTGTGGACTATGATTTCCCTTACCTGCGTAGCCTCTATTTTCAATATCTTCCAATCTCTCACGCTCCCCTGCATACACTTGTTTATCACGTCCTTTACATCTCCGGCTGTTTCGGAAGATACCATATAAGTGCATTTGGAAACCTTTGTACGTCCTTTAACGTCCAACCATTCCAGCCCGATTACGACTTTCCACCAAACAGCGCTCTCCGTATCGCATTCGTCATACACAGCCTCTATGGCTTCTCTCTTTAGACTGATAACCTTAGGCTCTTTGTAAACCGGGAACTTATCAGCTACCAAAACATTTTCCGCTTCGGTGAATCCCGTGGCATCCACTATGAAAAGGTGTCTTACCTTCTTATCCTTTCCCCTGCTGTCGGTAGTCTTTCCTCTGACTATACCGGAAAACCATTCTTTCATAACTATATTATTTTAATTGATAATCAATCGCCAAACTATCCCAATGGTTACGGTTGCTCATGTACTCGTCAACTAACCGACTGTCGGAAGGATTGCCCAACTCTGTCTTTAATACCTGATACACGTTGTCCGGCATGTTATATATGACAGATTCATTATAGTCACACCGTCCGGCAATGCCTAGCAATAAAAGCAATGCCACAACCAATAATGTATACTTTGTTAACTTATTCATAATCAAACTCTTTTTCTTGTTCTTACCTTTATCGGATTATTCTTCGTTCCTGTACCGAACCATTCAAGACGATAACCTTTGATGCGAAGCCAATATTTAAATGTTCCTATGTCCATTTGCATAACTTTAATTCTAAATTGATAAATACTTCCCCTCTCTCGGACTGTGATTTGTCTTGATAGTCTGGTCTATCTCCTTCTGTAATCTTGCTATCTTAACCAGTCCTGCCGCCCACTTGATACGGTTCCTCTCAAAATCACCACATAGCATCGCTTGTGCGTAAATCTCAGCCTTCGCCTCGTGCGCATCCAGCTTTTCTTGTAAATCCTTTGGAATACGTTTCTTTCCTTGCCCCATATCTCACCTCCGTTTTTCCGTGAATAAGCTCAATGCCATATCAGCATCTACTACAATCATTCGTCCCACTTGGCGGACCGCTTTCTTTATGATGCCCGACTTAAGGCGGTATGCCGTAGTCTCGGAACAATGAAACAGGTCCATTATCCCTTTTATGCCATACACCAAGTTCTGCCCCGTTTTGGCAGGAGCAACTATTTCATTCTTCGGAATCAAGCTGCCAAACAATTCCTTCAATTCGCCTACGGTTAAATCTACCAACCGGGTATCATCCGTTATTCGTCTTTCTAATGGTATCATACCTTCCCCTCCTTGATCCAGTTATAGATAGAATTTACGCGATTTATAAAATCCTTGTCGGAGGCATCACCTATCATAGCGGCAATTATCTCCTTTCTCAACTCAAAATCACGCTCTCTAATTTGTACGGCCTTTATTCTGTCCACACAGGGTTTTATCTCTTCATTCAACCGTGAGGCTGAACAGAATACACTTATTGGATTATTATTCAGCACTTCGATCATATAGCGCACTATACCTATAGCATTCATCTTCTCAATATACCGTATATCAAGATCAAACTTAATCCCGTAGCACATATCACCATCATCAAGCGTAATCCCATGTTTACCCTCGTTGGTTTCGTCAATTGTTAACACCAATCTCTTTTTCATATCCTCTAAAAGCAAAAGCCCTTGCCGTTCTCAATCTAGTGTGGTGTTGATTGGTACTAAGCAAGAGCTTTATTTTGATATCCTAAAATAACTTACGGTAAACACCACTAAACCGTATCGTCTAATTTTTAATCTGATTCTTAGGATATTAAAAATGTCTGCACTATATTTGCAACGGATTTGGATTGGATAGTACGGCAAATAGTCGTACAGCCATTTTTATACCCTTTTGCAACCGCTTTTTATTGGTTACGGATGCAAAGTTATATTCATTTGAATAAAAAACAATAAAAGCGGCTTAAAAGTTTTATTCAAAACGAATATTTAGAAATGTTTTAAATAACACATTGTAGACTTATGATAGATAGAGTTAAAGAAGTTTTAAGAGCTAAATCTAGGTCAGTCAGAGAGTTTGCTGAATTAATAGGTGTAAAACAAGTTACCCTCAATCAGCAATTAGCTGGAGACAGGAAATTAAGCCTTGATATAGTTCAATCTATTTTGAATTCATTTGAAGATATATCGTCTGAATGGCTTCTTCGCGGCGAAGGTGATATGATTAAGCCTCAACATGAGCAGATAGTTGAGCCTCAACCCGCACTTATCAGCGCAGAAGGAGATACACCCGAAGCATCCATACTCTATCATATATATAATGATACCATAAAAAGAATGAAAGAATTGGTGGAAGAAAATATCAATCTTAAGAATCAAATAACTGAATTATCTGAAGGAAGCGAAGAAATAGCCAATCTACTAAGAGAAGTTCGAAGTGACAACAAAAGGCTTGACCAAGAAAATAGGGAATTAAAAATAGAAGTGATGATTAAAGATGCACAACTTTCTGAAAAAGAAAAAGCCGTATCAGACTATAAAGAGTTACTAAAAGAAGCTATATAAGCAATAAAAAACATTTTATGGATAGCTCATAATTTTTCAAACAAAATATATCATTCTATTGTTTTAATTAAGAATTATCGCAAAAATAACCAAAAAAAACAATGGAAACTAATACCAAAGCACTTTCTATTATAGTAATAGAACAGGAAAAAGAAATTAAAGAACTGAGAAAACAACTTAATGCCGTTATTACGGCAGCATCTTCTAGTAAATGCTTAGCCTGCCTACTTAAATTTATCAAATTTCAAAATTAGCACATGGAAACATTTTTTATTTTTATCATTTTCATAGCTGCAATTTTGCAAACAGTAATGATTGTAAAATTCTTTAATATGGCTAATGACGTAAGTGAAATTAAGCATTACCTAAAAAAAATGACTGAAACCACTTCTCAATCTGAAAACGCAGAAACCTTGCAAAATCCCGAAGAATTTAAGCAACCCGAATTTACATGGAAATCCTATGTTGCACTGATATTTCTATTAGCCGCAATTGCATTTTTGCTATATCTATACTATTAACTAATTATCAATTATGAAAAAGTTATTATTAATCCCATTGTTTATACTTTCTGCCTGTTCTCCCAAGTATTCAGAAACTACGTATGTTTCTGATTTTACTCAATATGTCAAAGATGGTTTTCATATTTTCCCAGTTGGTACAGAGCTTAAAACTAAAAATTATACCCCTTTAGCCAGTTTGTCAACAGTATATCAACTCGGTATACCACCACAAAAAGAGACAAAAAGAAAGGATGAACTATATCAAGATAATACCACCCACTTTCTTATCCCTTCCGGCAAATATATGACAGACAAACTCGTAGACGAAGCTAAACGATATGGGGCTAACGCTATCATTAATTTTAAAATCGAACCCGTATACTATAAAGGTAATCTTGTAAGGTATATCGCATCTGGTGTGGCTGTCAATATTGAATAACATCCGGCATATATGCGCATATAAATAATTTCACCTATGTTTTTATAATGGGCAATGATGCTAGTAAAGCAGCATCCGCTAAACGAAATAATAAGTACAATTTAGACAGCTTTATAAATTGCAAAAACAAAGTACCACCAATTTTGTTTTTTACTATATTTGCAAGGTAATGACAGTTTATGATGGGTAATTACAGTAAAAAACAGGAAGAAAAGAATGAAAACAAGGAAAAGAATAAAACAAGACGAGAAAAACTCGCAACGTATTTCTTTGACTTGTCCAAATTGGTATTTGCCGCACTTGTATTAGGCGGTATAACTCCTTTATTTACCAATACCGCAAACAAAATAAATTGGGCAACAATTGTATTAGGTGTTTTCTCCACTTATATTTTTGCCAATTTTGCAAACAGAATTTTAAAATGAAATAATATGGATACATTGACTATTATCTTTTTAATGACCAGTATCATAGGCTCAGCACTCGTTATCTGGTCACATACGAAAAGCGGCAAAAAATGGCTTAGAGATTTATAACAATAATGGCAGGGGTTATGATTCCTGCCATATTTTTTCATACCAAACTTAAACTTATGAACATCAAACGAAACTGCATCTTTCTTCTGGACAAGGAGAAGGAAAAGCCTGATTCCAAACTCCGCTACAGGATCAAGTGGAACGGGAATACCGTAGCCTTTAACGTGGGTTACCGAGTGGACAATAACAAATGGGTAGCCGAAGCCCAGAGATGCAAACCAAACACTACCCACGGGAAGAAAAAGATTTCGGCAGCAACTATCAATTCAGAGATAAATCGTCTTGAAGAAATCGTCAACGACACCTTCTTCTTCTTCGAGCAGACAGGACACATACCCACTTCTCTCGAATTCCGGGACGAAGTGAACAAAAGGAATGGAAAAATCGTAGAAAAGGAGAAAAAAACAATCTTCGATTACTACCAACAATTCATCATTGAACAAGGTAAGGAAAACAGTTGGTCAGAGAACACATACAAGAGACACAAGACCACAATGAACCACCTAAAGAAATTCGCACCCGATCTTACTTTCGCGGACCTTACCCATGAAGGACTATCCCGTCTTGTGGATTACTTTATGAGCATAGAAGTGGACAATGAAACCGGGATGAAGAATTACACAGCGAAGAAGTATATCAATCTGGCAAAATGGTTCTTGAAATGGGCATCAGAAAAAGGATACAACAAAGAACTTTCATTCGTCACTTTCAAGGAGAAGCTAAAGACCATTCCGGCAAAAGTGATATTTCTTGAATGGAATGAACTCATGAGTGTATATAATGCCACATTCCCGAACGAGCCTCATCTCGAACTAGCGAAGGATGTGTTCTGTTTCCAATGCTTCACCTCGCTACGCTATTCTGATGTAAAAAACCTCAAGAAAGCCGACATCTATGACGGATATATTACCATCACTACCATTAAGACGGACGAGCCGTTAAAAATCGAACTGAACAAATATTCTAAGGCCATACTGGAGAAATACAAGGGCATAGAAGGAATATACGCGCTGCCTGTGCCGGTCAACCAAAGGATGAACAAATACATCAAAGAAATATGCAAAGCCTGTGAGATTAACGAGCCTATATGCAGAACATATTATAAGGGAGCAGAAAGGATAGACGAAATTCATCCCAAATACGAACTGATAGGAACCCATTGCGGCAGAAAGACCTTTATCTGCAACGCACTCATGCTGGGCATAGCCCCCAATATCGTAATGAAATGGACAGGTCACAGGGACTACAAGTCCATGAAACCATATATCGACATAGCTGATAAGGCAAAAGAAGAAGCCATGAACCTTTTTAACCGTTAGTCCCTTAATTAGTCCCTTTTTCTTTAAAAACACTGATTTTCAGTATCATTTGTACACCCGATGAGAATCGAACTCATATCGTCGGAACCGGAATCCGGTATTCT